TGTCAAGCAAGTATCGCACACTATACATGTCCTACAGGACAAAAGGCATACATTACATCTTATTTCATTAATGTAGTTGGTACAGCAGAGACTATTATCGTTGTTAAGAAAGGTGGTAGTGATGGTTTACAATCAGGTAAAGCATGGGAAAATAAAATGTCAGTAGTTGCTAAAGATAGTGGTCAACCATATGAGATGCCAGTACCGTTTGTTTTAAACATGGGCGATACTATTGAGTTTAGAGCAAGAGATTTAGCGGCCGGTACATCTATCGTTAATATTGATTTCCAAGTTATTAAAGAAACTATTTAAATAGTCAATGCCGTTAACACCAGCACAGCAAACTATCTTTGATGCTCCAGAACGATTCAGGGTAGTTAGTGCTGGTAGACGATTCGGTAAAACATACTTATCAATGTATGAGATTGCGAATATAGCAAGAGAACCAAATAAACGCATCATGTATGTGTGTCCAACTTACAGGATGGCAAAGCAGATATTATGGCAGGATCTTAAAGAGAAACTAATATCAATCAATTGGATTAAGAAAATCAATGAGAGTGATTTAACTATTGTACTTAAAAATAATAGCCGTATATCGCTCAGATCTGCTCAAAACCCTGATAACTTGAAAGGTGTAAGCCTTGACTTAGTTGTGATGGATGAGTGTGCTTTTATACAACATAAGACATGGACTGAAGTATTACGTCCAGCATTAGCAGATAGAGAAGGTAGTGCTGTGTTTATTAGTACTCCAAAAGGTAGTAATTGGTTTAAGGATATATTTGATGACGCACACAACTTAGATGATTGGAAATCGTTCTCATATACTACAGTAGAGGGTGGCAATGTAACAGAAGCAGAGGTAAATTCTGCTAAAAGAGAGATGGATACTCGAACATTTAAACAAGAGTTTGAGGCATCATTTCAGAACTTTTCAGGAATTATATACTATAACTTTAATCATGAAACCAATATTAAACCGACGACAACAGAGATACTACCGAATACGCTCATTCATGCGGCGATTGACTTCAATGTCTCGCCAATCAGTTGTGCGCTTGCGACTATAGATAAAGAGCAGAACATACACTTCTTTGATGAGATTGTCATACATGGTAGTAACACATTTGAACTAGTAGAAGAGATTAATAATCGCTATCCAAATAATAGAATATATGGATATCCAGACGCAAGTGGACAAGCAAGAAAAACATCAAGTAAGTCTAGTGATCATCATATATTAAGACAAGGTGGGCTTGTACTTAAAGTGGCCAGGTCTAATCCACCAGTTAGAGATAGAATCGCAGCAGTAAACATGGCTTTACTTGCTAGTGATAAAGAGGTTAAGTTAACAATTGATCCAAAGTGTAAGGAAGTAATCAAGAGTTTATCCAAACAGACATACAAAGAGGGCACCAGGATTCCAGATAAGGACAGTGGTCACGATCACATGTCAGATTCTGTAGGATACCTTGTTAATTGGATAAGCCCTATATTAGCCCCTACAAGAGAACATACTGGACCATCAATTTATGCGCACTTATAGAAAGGATAAATAGAATATAACTGCCGAACGAGGAATCAATCATGAAAGATTTAGAAACACTAAAAAATACGCACACAGCCTACTCGGCAACCGCATCAAACGCCAATTATCTTTATCAAAGTTATATAGGCGGGAATACATATAGAGCAGGAGAACATCTTACACAGTATCAAGGTGAAGGAGCACATTATCAGAAGAGATTAAATGCTACTCCACTCGACAATCAAGTACAAACTACTGTAGACATATATCGTAGTTTCTTATTTAGAAACCAACCAGTAAGAGAATTAGGGAGCGCAACGAATAATCAGTTAGTACAAGAGTTCGTTGACGATGCTGATAATCAAGGACAATCATTAAATTCATTTCTTAAATCAATCAATGATTTAGCAATGGTGACAGGTGGTGCTTGGATATTAGTAGATAAACCAGCATACAAAGTTAATACGGCAGCAGAAGAGGCCATGTTTGGCATCAGAGGATATTGTGCCGCGTATACACCACAAAATGTATTAGACTGGAATTATGCTAGGGGTATGTCAGGCAAATTAGAACTAACCTATATTAAGGTTAAAGAGTCTGAGAGCCCAACTAAAATTACTATTACAGAATGGGATAAAGAGTTTGTTACCAAATACACTATTGAAAAAGAACAAAATGGTGAATGGGGTGAGATTATTGGAGCAGAACAGTATGATAATCCATTAGGGATTGTACCTTTCGTGTTTCATGTGCCACTGAAGAGCCCAACTAATGGTGTTGGATACAGTTTAGTACAAGATGTAGCAGACATGCAGAAGTATATCTACTCATTATATAGTGAACTTGAGCAAACAATTCGTATCAGTTCACACCCAACATTAGTTAAAACAGTTAATGCTGATGCTAATGCTGGAGCAGGATCTATCATTACAATTGATGAGAATGGTGATCCAGGACATAACCCATACTTACTACAACCAAATAATGCCGGCATTACAGGTATTATTGATACAATTGACACCGCAGTTGCGTCTATTAAGCGTATGTCACATACTAGTGCTGTACAAGCAACTAAAGGAAGTCCAATTAGTGGAGTAGCATTACAAACAGAACGTGCTTTACTTAATGCTAAATTGTCTGATATTAGTGACACATTAAAAGAAACTGAATCTGCCATATGGGATATATTCTTCCAATGGCAAGGTACAGATATACCGGATAACTTCGATATCGAATATAATAAATCATTCGATGTAAGAGATGTACATGCTGAGTTAGAGAAACTCAATAAAGCATTATCATTAAACGATGATCCAGAGTTTGTTAGTCAAATTAAAGAGATGGTTGCCAAAATCGTACTCGATTAACATAAATAGAAGCAAAGCGTATCTTACGATACATAACCCCAACAATTTAAGGAATAACAGATATGACTGAAAACATAGACAATACTTTAATCACTGATACTGAGGCAGTGCAAGAAGGACAAGATAATACCTCTCAGGTAGAACAAAAGACATTTACTCAAGATCAGGTAAATGAGATTGTTCAAAAACGAGTGGCACAAGTAAAGGGTAAAGTCGATATAGACGAATACAATGAACTTAGGGCATTCAAAGAAAATATTGAGGAAGAGAAGCAAATTAGCCGTTCTGATTTCGAAGGTGTATTAAAAAAGCACAAGAAGAAGTCAGCCGGTGAGATTGCCAATTTAAGAAACGAACTTGAAAAGATTAAGATTGATGGTGCGCTAATTAATGCAGCCAGTACTGCTAAAGCGGTAGCGCCGGAGCAAGTCTCACAATTGTTAAGAAATAATGTGCGGCTGGACGATAATGGTAAAGTTTCAGTAGTTGATAATGATGGCAACATTAGATTCAATGATGATGCTGAGGCAATGACTGTTAGTATGTTAGTCGATGAGTTTCTTGGATCCAATCAGTATTTTAAGGCAGCCGGACCGAGTGGTTTAGGTAGTCAAGGCAATATGGCCGAGTCTAAAGTAGCAAGCACAGATCTTGCTTCATTAGATTTAACTAGACCAGACCATCGAGAGCAATACAAAAAACTCAAGATGGCTGGAAAACTTTAATAAATTTGAGAGGAAACAATCATGGCATTCAATACAGCATTCGATCTAGAATCGATGGTAGTCAACACAAAAGCAGCAGCAGTATATGCGGCTCAAGAAGCATCACTTTTTATGGGTGGAGCAATTATTCCAATGGTACAAATGCCGGCGGGTTCAATCACAACACAGATTCCATTAATGGGTTCTGTAACGGCTGAGAAATTAACTGCGGCAGCACCTGCTACAGTAGATGACTTCACAGCATTAACTCTTACTGATACTAGTAAAACAATCACAGCGAACATTTATGCAGCGAGACACGTGCTTCGCGATATGGGATCAATTGATCCACAAGAAACCGGTCGTGTACTTGGTAACGCAGTAACAGCATCATTTGACGCTGACTGTGTTGGTACATTTACTGGCTTTGGTTCAGAAGTAACTGGTTCATTAGATATGGCAGACTTGTTTAACGCAGTTGCTAGTATTCGTGACAACGGTGAGACTGGACAATTATACGGTATCATTTCTCCAACAGCAGCAGCACAACTAATGACTAACATTGGTGGCGCAGCATTTGCTGGTGGTGACTTCCAATCTGAAGCAATGCGCACCGGATTCGTAGGTAACATCGCAGGCATTAACATTTTCCAAAGTGCTCATGTAACTGACGCTAACGTAGAGGCTAACATTGTTGGCGGTATCTTCGGCGCAGACGCATTACGTATCGCAATGTCATCTAATTTAGATCTTGAAATTGCGCGTCGTGCTGCCGCTGTTGGTTGGGACTGTGTCGCTTCTATGGGTGCAGGTGTTGGACTTGTTGACGCTAATCGTGGTGTTAAACTACTTTCAGCATAATAATAACAGTGTAACAATATAGGGATATTATATATCCCTAGTAAACGGAGTAATATATGGCATTCGCAACTAATACAGATATCACACAGTATTCTTCAGAAGTGATGGATCAAGGAGTAACTGACTGGTCCGACCAATTAGCAGACGCTGAACAAGATGTAATCAACTTAGTGAAAACTAAGTATTGGAATACACAACGCGGCGGAACATTTGATTCCACACTACTAACTGAGGCACAGTGGACTAAGACAACTGTATTCAGAGCCCTTTCGTATTATATACTTCCAAAGTTATCTACTTTCAGAGAAGATGATGTGTGGCTTGAACAAGTACACTTCTACAAAGAAAGATTTAATGAGGAATTAGACATCCAGTTCGGAGTCGGGATCGAATATGATACTGATGATGATGGAGTAGTACAAGAAGGCGAAAAGAATGAGTTTGTCCAAACACGATTGTTTCGTTAATAAGGATTTAAGATGAGTAGAGAAACCATAGTAGCAGAGATATACAGTATATTAAGTGCTGAAAGTAGTATTAAAAAGGTTAGAAGGGACCCAATAATCCCAACTGAACTTGCTAAGACCGCTTTTCCAGCAGTATATATTGAAACAGCCAATGAAACCATTGAGGAAGAAGTGGCTGATTTAAGAATGTCAACTATGGAGATAAATATAATTATGTTCGTTAGTGGTAATAACCGCGACACGACAAGAAATAATATTGCGTCTACAATTGAATCTAAGTTAATGGAAGATCGTACATTGGATGGAAACAGCCAAGATATTACTTTATCTCGAATCGAGACTATTACTATAGGAGAGGCAGCGCCTTTCGCAAGTTATAGACTTATATTCGAAGTAAAATATTGTTACACACTATAAAGGAGAAATAATATGGCATGTATTTCAGGCAAGAACGGAGTTATAACCGTTTCAGGAACTGCAATAGCACAAGTTAAGTCATACTCATTGAATGAGTCTGCTGACACAACTGAATGTTCGTATATGGGATTAGCGGGTAATTACCGTGAGTACAAAGCGAATATGAAAGATTGGTCAGGTTCGGCTGAACTTGTATGGGATCGTCAAGATGATGTTACCGCACTAGATGTTGGTGGTGACGCAGTAGCATTGATCTTATACCCAGAAGGTAATGACACAGCAACTGATTGGACGATTTCTGGTAATGTTATCATTACTGCGTTCGATATCAGTGGTTCAACCGATGATTCAATATCAGCAACGATTAGTTTCCAGGGAACTGGAGCACTAACACGCGCATCTGAATAATCAGTAGTTAATTGGAGCCGTCAAATGAGTAAGGATTCTAGAAAGACTCTTAGAGAGTTAGAGAAGGAAATCAATGCTGGTTTGGCGGCTTTTCAATCGAATTATATCAAAGAATTAAAAGCGGCGACCCCAATCCGAACTGGAGCCGCAAAAAGATCCTGGAAGAAAGTTAGACAACTTAAACTAGGTGAACGAGGTGTAATCATTACTAATAAAGTAGGATATGCCTCACTACTCGAAGAAGGTAGAAGTAAACAAGCGCCAGCAGGTATGATAAAGCCTGCTTATAAAAAGGCTTACAACAAAACAAGGAGAAAATAATGAGTGTTATTCAAAAAGCAAAATCACATTTTAAGGATGCCATAGCAGGCGGTAATAAAGCAATCGAGGTACCAGAGTGGGAAACCACGTTATACTTCAAGCCAATAACAACATTTGCCCAAGAGCAAGGAGTTGTTAAATTACATACTGAGGGCAAAATAACAGAGGCATTGGTTGAAACATTAATAACTCGAGCATTGGATAAAGATGGTAAAAGAGTCTTTAAGGGTGCTGATAGAGTCATATTGATGAATCAAGTAGATCCAAGTATAATTATGAAGATTATTACTGAGTTAAATGCTGACAGTGAGGAGTTAGAGGAAGCCCTGGGAAACTAACATCTGATGGTGATATGTTATTTCACTATCAGTTAGCAGAAGAATTGGGCATGTCGGTTGAATATGTATTGAATAATATCTCTACTTTAGAAATAAGTGGCTGGGCGAAGTACTTCGTTTGGAAAGCAGAACAACAGAAGAGGAAGTAGATATGGCAA